TGGTGCTACAGCTTGAGCCGTGTCAGCCATTTGTTGCATTTGTTGTTGTTGCATTTGAGCTTCCTGCTCAGCTTGTAACTGTTCAGGACTCTTTATTAAGCCTTCAGTATCAATCCCTTGTGCTGTTGCTAATCTCTGAATTAAATCTTGAGGATTTAACAACTGAACTATTTGAGGATTGATTTGAGCGAGTTGACCTATTTCTGCAACGAACTCTCTAAGTTTCTGTAAGTCATTACCACGTCCAAGTGCTTCAACACCTGTAACAATAGTTGGCTCAACAGAACCTTTTGGTAATTTAGGAATTTCATTTTTACTTCCCATTCTTACCATTAGTAACTTAACAAGAGGTAATTGTAATTCTTGTGATAATAAAGAATATATACCACCCATTGCAGTTTCTAATTCATTTGCCATGTAACGAATTTCTTGAGCCGTCACACGTTCAGCCTGACGCTGAATAGCTGTGTTTAATAAGAAAGCATAAGCCATTCTTTCTTCTAGTCTTGAGACTGCTTTCTCCACAGTTTGTAAATCATAAAATTTGTTTGCTTGTAATACTGAAACATCATCTTGGTTTCCAGTTATAATATCACCATTACGTGCTATTGCTAAATCTCTTTTCTTTGTTGTTGAATTTGGTTTAACTAAGAAAACCATTTTAGAAGACGCAGCAGAAGATTCTACTAGTGACTGTGATAAACCTTCTAAAGATTTTAAGTCACCAATATATTCTTCAACATAAGAACGTCCATAATCTTCTCCGTCTACTCTTACCATTCTTAAAGGTAACCAAGGTAAACGGTCTTCATTATACATTCCTATTGATGATTGTATTTTAATTCCTTGTACTTCTTGACAAATATAAAATTTACCATTTGGTAGTTTGTAAATGTGAGTATATAAATCACAGTTGTCGTTAGACTTAATGTCTTTTTTCGACATTGCATTTATTACTTGCTCTTTAGTTTCATCATCTAAAGATAAAACTGATACACTTTCTTTTACAACTATTTCTAAAACATTTCCTTCACCGTCTCTTTTACATACATATTGGTTTAAACCATATACTCTCATACTTCCTTCTTTTGGAATATGACATAATACATTTCCACCAACAATTAAATGTTTTAAAGCTTCGAATGAAGGTACACGTATAGCCAAAGATTCTATCTTCGACATAACATCACGCTCAATTTTAGAGAACGATTTTTCTATCGCTGTCTTTAATTGAGGTTGCATATCGATTTGTTGTTTAGCTTTACCTTGAATTGCTAAACGGAAAAATGGTTGATTTGGGGGAAGTAGTAATAGTAGTAATTTGGAAGCTAGGTTGTTGACACCTCTACTACCTACTGATTGGAAAGGACTATAAAAGTCACTTGATTGTGTTTGATAATTTTCAGGGATAAGAGTTGGAATTGTTAATTCTGAACACTCTCTACCTCTAGTCAAATAATGTTCTCTATTTTCAGACAGAGAATTGTATCGGCTTTCTGCATTTCTATTTACATCAAAACCCATTACATCTTTTGTATCTGCCATTGTTTATTCCTTATACTGTTGGATTTGAACCAGGAATATTAAGGTCAGTTTGTAACATTGAAGTTCCCTTTTTAGATTTCTTTTTCTTTGCAATTTCTAAAGCGTCCTCTGAAGCTAACTCGATTGTTGGAGATAGTTCGTCAGGATTTGCCATTGCTCTAACAGGTTGAACTTGTGATTGAACCTCTTGTTGGATTTTTCGTCCACCACCCATACACATAATTTGACTCCTCTCTTAGTAGTTAATTGTTAAATCTGAAGAATGTGAAACTGAAGACTTTTTCTTCTTATCCACTACAGGAGTTTTATCTATCTCTGGTGGATTATCTTTAGGGTCAAAAACATTACCTTCAACATAAGTTAATGTTGGGTCAGGTCTGTCGACATATTTAGTCATTGGTTGTGTTGTTCCACCCATGCACATATTATTGTCCCCCTAATAAATTATCTTCACTTCTTTTCTTTAAATCTTTGAGCCAATTAACCACACTTCGTTGACCTGCTTTAAACCAAACTTCTCTATCATTATCTTTTAATGACGGAGACCGTTCAGGATAAATGTTATCTAAAACATTAATCAGTTCGTCAACTGTATACGGTAATTGTATCTCATCTAAAGGATTTTGATTGTTTTCATTTTGTTTCATATCTGTTTCCTTCTAATATGGGGACTAATTAGCCCCATAAATTGCCTGTTAGGTTACCTTTTGTATACTCTGTTGCTCTATTTTCGAAGAAATTCGTATGTTCTACGCCATTTAATACCCAATCTAACCAAGGTAAAGGGTTGTCTTTTACCTTAAAATTAGGTTTTAAACCTAGTTGCAACAGTCTTCTATCAGCTATATGTCTAATATACTGTTTAACTTGTTTAGGTTCTAGTCCTTGGACTCCACCCATTTCAAATGCTAAATCGATAAACTTATCTTCTAAGTCTACCATATCTCTACATATCTGATATAAAGTTTTTTTGAAATTATCATTCCAAACTTTTCTATTTTCATCTATTAAAGCGTGGAATAATTTAATCATATTCTCTACGTGATGACTTTCGTCTCTTATAGACCAAGTAACTATTTGACACATACCTTTCATTTTGCCATATCTTTGAAAGTTTAATAGCATAATGAAAGACGCAAACAATTGAAGACCTTCACCAAATGCTGAGAATACAGCAAGTTCACGTGCAAGTCCTTCAACACCTTTACCTTTATCTTTAAATAAATAGTCATGTTTATTTGCCATTTCTTTATACTCTTGAAATGCTTGATATTCTTTATCAGGCAAACCAATTGTATCATTTAATAAAGAATAAGAATGAGCGTGATTAGCTTCGCTTGTTGCAAATGCTGATAACATCATTCTTATTTCAGGTGGTTTAAATTTAGGAATGTAGTTACTTAAATAAGCTTGTGCTATATCTACATCACCTTGCGTAAAGAATTTTAAAATCTGTGTTATTAAATTTTTCTCTCTTTTGTTTAATCTTTCGTTCCAATCTCTTACATCTTCAGCTAAAGGAACTTCACTAGGTAACCAGTGCATTTTCTGTTGCATATCGTAAGCGTCAAAAGCCCACGGATATTCAAAAGGTTTATAATATATTCTTTCTTTTAATAAACTCATGTTGTCCTTTCTATTGTTATGTCGTTATCTCTATTTAAAATTTGATAACTAATTTCTTTTGGTTCAAACATATTTAAATAATCAAATACAGTTTGTTTATTTAAAGTGCTGCAAGTGTAAACATCTAATTGAACAACAGCAGGAGAACTTTCGTCCCAAGAGTGTAATGCTATGTGTGAAGTTTCAATACAAGACACACAAGTAATACCTCTATTTCCTTCTTTTGGACAATAGACAGCAATAGGCTGTCCTAAGCGTTTCATACCTATTGCTTTGATTAATTTTTTAATCCACTTTTTTATTTTACGAATATCCATAGGTGGCTTACCCACGGTTGCTCGTATAACTATATGACGGTGGGTCATTAATTATACCCCCACCAATAACTACAATAATCAAAAAGTTCTACACCTTCTATTAAAATAATTATAGCTAATTCAACTGCAAGTACAGTATGGTAGACAGTCCACAAAACAGTTTGCTTTTGTTGTTTCTGTTTCTTTTCATCTTTGTCATGTATGTTTCTACCACACATACATTTATTATTACACTTGGTCATTTCTTTTTTCCTTGTCCTCTATATTTTTTAAAATTTCTTCGTTTATTTTTATTCATGGTACTTGTTATAGGTCTACGTCCAATACTAGTTCCTTTATAAGTTTTATCGTATTGTACTACCAATCCATATTTAGGTGCTTTAGCCATTAAGCTTCACAAGCTAGACAATCACTTTCTTCTGAATCAGGTCTAACTTTCCTTTCTATTTTTGTTGATATTATTTCTGCTCTTCTAATAGCTTCAGAACGACAATAATATAAAGTTTTAATTTTCTTTCGCCATGCTTTTAAATGTAACAAATGTAACTCTCTTATGTTTACATCTGAAGGTACAAATATATTTAAGCTTTGTGATTGACAAATATATTTTTGTCTATCGGCTGCTAATTCAATAATCCAATTTTGGTCTATTTCAATCGCAGTAGCAAATACATCTTTTTCCCAATCCGTTAAATTTTCTAAGTGCATTACTGAACCTCGATTAGCAATAATACTTTTCCAGGTTTCTTCATTATCCATATCTTTTTCTTTTAATAATTTTTGAAGATATTTATTTTTCATAAAGTGAGTACCACTCATTGTCTTTTGAGTATAAGCGTTTGCTCTTAACGGTTCAATTGACGGACTAGTTCCACCACAAATAATACTACTAGACGCATTAGGTGCAATAGCTAACAAGTGTGCGTTACGCATTCCTGTTCCTCGCATATCAGGAGCTTCACCTCTTTCTAATGCTAAATTTTTTGAAGTCTCTTCAGCTTGGCTTTTGATATGCTTAAACATTTTTAAGTTTAATCCTTTTGCCAAAGCACTTGCGAAAGGAATTTTTTTACTTTGTAGATACGAATGAAAACCCATTGTACCCAATCCAATACTACGCTCTTGACTAGCTGAAAACTTAGCACGGCTAAGAAAATCAGTAGCGTTATTAATAAAATACTCCAATACATTATCAAGGAAACGAACCAAGTCAGGTACGAAGTAAGGGTCATCTTTCCATTCATCATATTTTTCTAAGTTAATTGAAGACAAACAACACACGGCTGTTCGCTCTTCATTTGTTGGTAAAGTTATTTCACTACACAAGTTAGAATGATGTACTTTTAATCCTAATTGTTTTTGTGTTTCAGGCAAACTTTCATGTACTGTATCTTTAAAAAAGATATAAGGCTCACCTGTTGCTACTCTAGTCTCTAAAATTTTTTGCCACAATTTTCTCGCTGATACAGTTCGAACAATCTTTTTAGTATGAGGGTCAATTAAATCCCAATCATCATTTGCACCTGGATTTCTTGTACACTCATCTATTACATTCATAAAATCATCAGTAACAACTATACCGTGATGAAGGTTTAAACATTTTCTATGTACATCACCACCACTAGGTTTTCTTATTTCAATAAACTCTTCTATTTCAGGGTGACTTATATCTTGGTAAGTTGCGTAACTTCCTCGTCTAGTTTTACCCTGAGAGAAAGCTAACATTTCACTATCAACCACGTGCATAAAAGGAATTGAACCTGAAGATTGAGAACCACCTGAAGTTTTTGTCCCATCACTTCTTATGTGTCCCCAATATCCACCAATTCCACCACCGACACTTGCTAACCAAGCGTTCTCTGTATAGTGTTCTGTTAAACCTTCTCTACTGTCAGGAACATAATTAAGAAAGCACGAAATTGGCATTCCTCTTTTAGTTCCACCATTAGTTAAAATGGGAGTCGCATACATAAACCACAAGTTAGATACATATTTATATATTCTTTCAGCCATAGCTGAGTCATCTGAAAAAGTGTCAGCCACTCTTTTAAATGCTTGTTGAGGACTAGTCTCGCTATCAGTTAAATAACGGTCTTTTAAAATCCTCATACCTGCTTCAGTTAATAATGTATCTTTACTGTAGTCCATGTTTACCCCTTCCATTTTTTTACTTTATCTATTTGTCCTGTTGTTTCTAACTCTATCATCATATCAATGTAGCGTTTGGCTTTTTGTAAGTCTTGTACTCCGTTCTTATCACGCCAACGCATAACATATTTAATCACATTTCCTGTAGGGAAATCTAATTTGTTTCTCATTATAAAAGTGATAGGTTCTATTTCATACTTTAAATAATGAGGTGGTTTGTCTACTATTTCTTTTTTTATATCTGCCATAGTTTAACCTCACCTGTCTTTTTATTGTAATCACCGTATCTTAAAATTCTTGCAACACGTGCTTGTTGAAAAGCGTCATGTTCCATAAGCCCTTGCTTAGCATAAGCTTTAACAACAAGTTCCCACATTTTACCTACAGGCATTTTCTTGTCGTTAAGAATTTTTTGAGCAGTAACTTTACCTACGGTTGGACAGCCTGAATAGCCGTCAGTAGCGTCACCTGTTAGTGTTTGGATTAAATGCCACCAATCACATTCTTTAGGGGTACGCTTAACCACAGTTTCACCATTATATAAAGTCCCTGGAATTTGTCTAAGGTCTTTATCTATTGAACAAATAATTATTTTCTCTTTGTTCTTACGAGGTTTGGTTGCAATGATTCCCATGACATCATCTGCTTCTAAATTTGGTAGAACGACTGCGTTCCACTCATCAATTAGATACTTACGTAACGCCTTTAATATTATAGGTTTACGCTTTTGTTTTCGATTATCCTTGTACGTTGGTAAAACATCTTTTCGAAAATTGTCTTTATCCGTCAACGCAACGATAACTTTACTTGTCTCAAACTTTTCTTTAAGGTCTTCTATTTCAGAAAGAATTAAATACTTACCTTGGTTCTCATCTGCTTGAACAGTCCATAAACCATCACCCCAATGAGCGTCATACTCTGACTTGGTTGCAGCTTTGTACGCAATTATGTCACCGTCAATTACAAGTGTTGTTGGTCTCTTTATCATTGTTTACTCCTTTCTACATTTTTAAATAGTTCAGCTAAAGGTATTAGAATACATTTAGATTTATTATAATCTCCAATCATTCTAAAATTATCTTTAAACCGTTCTACGATTTGTTTTAATTTAGGTACATCAAATACTAATTTGCAATAGTCTTGTTTACCTGTTGCTAATATATGTACCCAATAGTCAGCTTTAGTTACTGACAGTCCACTTGGTTTTCCAAAACATTCTACTTCAATTGCTATGTTTCCTGTCTTGTGCCACCAATCTCTTTCAGTCTTAACTTCGACTTTATCTTTATCAGCAATTAATAAAGAAGCCACTTTGCTCTCTCGTTCTTTGCCATACTTTAAGTCTATATCAAATTTATTATTTTTCATTAGTGTGTCCCACTCCAATCATTTGAGATTTTATATTCACCTGTCAACGGCACTCTTAAATTGAAATGCTCACCTGTTTTCTTTATAGACTCAACAGCTAGTTTTCCAACTTCTTCAGCTTTATCTTCAGGGCATTCAATTTGTATTTCATCATGCACCCAAAGTAATTGCTGAACACCTTCGATATGTTTAACAGATTTATTAAATTCAACTAACCATTGTTTACATACAATAGCCCCTGCACTTTGTAATAAAGTATTTAGAGCTGCGTGTACTGAACGAATTTTTACTTGTCGTCTATCTAGACCAACTAAGTAACCTCGCTCTGAAGATAGCTGAACCTGTTTTATTAGTTTACTTAAAGCAGGTAATCTATTTAGAAAACGAGTTCTTACTTGAGCTGCGTCTTTACTAGATTTACCTGTTACCTCTGCAATCTTATTTACTCCTGCACCATAAAGCCAAGCATATAAAAATCTTTTACTTTGGTCACGTGTATCTAATCCTGCAAGTTTTTGATTTTCAGTATGTATGTCACCGTTAACTACAACGTTAGCATACGAACCGTTATCATACTTCGCAATGTAGTGTCCTAATAATCTAATTTCTAAACTAGATATATCAACTCCACACATTGACTTTCCTTTTGGAACGGTAAACAATTCTCTAAACTCTTTACCGTAAGGAACATTGACAGCAGGGACTTGTCCTAAATTAGGATTTGAATGTGTTGCTCTTTGAGTTATCGCAGAGTTAGTATTCACAGTTCCATGTAGTCTACTGTTCCGTTCCAATTTTAAGTAGGCTTGTTTACCTTCAGCTAACATACCAATTCGTTTTTCTAATAAGAAATAACGAGCAAGTAATTTAGCTTCAGGATAATCTAAAGAGTTTAAAATTTTATCATCAATCTTTGCAAGACCGTCATTTGTATATTCTTTAGGTTTCCAATTGTATTTTAATTTTAATCTTTCAGCTATATGTCTTCTGCTTGAAGGATTAAAGTCTTCATACTTTACTTTAATAAAAGGCTGACCTTTAACATAGCCACGCTTTTTATTGTTTGCTTTAGGTATAAACTCTTCTTCTCTTTTAAGAGGTGGAAAAGTCTCAGCCATTTCTTTTATAATCTTATCTCTCTCTGAAGAAAGAATAGAATATAATTTTGTTGCTTTATCTTTAT